GCTGACGGCCAGATCATGGTGGATGTTGAGTTCGTGGTGGACTCTGAGGATGCCATGTGGGAACAGGTCGCCCGGGTCATGGTTGACCGCACCGTCAACCTTGCCGTGACCCCGACACTGGAACTGCACTTGCCACCGGAGTACGCCCGCCGCTACGCCCTTGTTGGTTACGGCGAACTACTTAAGTTCACCAGCCTTGTTCGCTCCATGATCCAAGAAGGGCGCGTCATTCACACCAATGCTCGCACCCTGTCGGAGCACATGAACCGTGCCGTAGGTGTCAAGACCGCGCAGGGGTATGTGCTGTCCAGCCAAAAGTCCCCCGGCCCGATCGAGGTGGCACGGACCGCGGTGTGGGCTATCGCATTGGTGAGCCGTCCGCAAACAAAACAGAAACCCATGCTTGTGGTTTCCTAGTGCTGTATGGTGCTGGCGTGGCCCCGTGTCGGGCGAGGCCGCAACATCTCTCATGGCACTGTTTACACGCAAAGAAACCAAAGCCCAGATTTCGCCGGTTGAGCCGCAGGTCCGCGCCGCTGTCGGCGGGTACAACCCCAACGCCGGCGGCATCAACTTGATTGGGCAGTACTACACCTACCAAGAAGGCGAGGCCCGCAACCGTGCGATGCAGGTGCCCGCGATCAGCCGCGCCCGCGACCTCCACGCAAACGTCCTGTCCGCTATGCCGCTGACCATGTACCGCGAACGGTGGAACCCTGACACCCGCGAAATGGAAGAGGAATACTTGGCGCCCCGGTCATGGCTGCGCCGCCCCGATCCGTCCATCAGTTACGAAACCCTTATCTCGTGGACATTTGACGACCTGTTCTTCTACGGTCGCGCATTCTGGTACGTCACCAGCCGCACCCAAGACGGGTACCCCGCCTCGTTCACACGCCTCCCAACCGGGTCTATCACCACACCCGATCAGGCTGGTCCCGTCTGGTACGCACCCAGCAACGAACTGTATTTCAACGGCGAAATGCTTGACCCCGTCAACGTCATTCAGTTCATCGGCTCAACACAAGGTCTGATTTACTCGTCTGAGCAAACAATCGCCACCGCGCTACGCATTGAGGACGCCCGGCTACGGAACGCCTCTTCATCCATCCCCTCGGGCATCCTCAGGCAGGTCGGTGGCGAACCCCTTAGCGCACAGGAACTGGCCGATCTGTCGGCAGCGTTCAACGCGGCCCGCGCCAGCAACCAGACCGCAGCGCTGAACGAGTTTCTGACCTACGAACCAACCACAGCAACCCCAGACAAGATGTTGTTGATCGAGTCGGCACAGTTTTCGGCATTGCAAATGGCGCAAATCTGCAACATTCCGCCCTACCTACTGGGCGTCCCGACCGGGTCGTACGCGTACACAAACAGCCGCGAGTCGCGCTGGGATCTGTGGCTGTACGGCACTAAGGCCTACGCCGAAGTCATCGCAGCAACCCTGTCCGCAAACAACGTCCTGCCGAACGGCACGTTCATCGAGTTTGACTACGACGAATACTTGGGCGAAATGGACGACGCAAACACAAGCCGCGAAATGATTGACGTGGAAGAAAACACACAGGAGGAACTGGCATGATCCGCTTTACCACCGACACCGTCACCGTCAAAGCCGAAGCCGGCGACAAGGAAGGCGAACGCCGCATCGACGCCATCGCCGTCCCGTACAACGTGTTTGCAATTGTGTCGGGCGGGCAGGAAGTCATGTTCAAGCCCGGCAGCCTCCCGGTGGACGGGCGCGCCCCACGCGTTTTCATGTACCACGACTCCACCATGCCCATCGGCATCGTCGCTGAGCGCGTTGATACTGACGAAGCCATGCTTGCATCCATGCGGATCAGCCGCACCGCCCTCGGGGACGAGGCACTCATTCTTGCCGCTGACGGCGTCATGGACGTGTCCGTCGGTGTAAACCCCATTGAGTTTACAGAGGACAAGCAGGGCCGCATCACCGTCACCAAGGCGGAGTGGATGGAATTGTCACTTGTCCCCATACCGGCGTTCGCAGGTGCTACCATCACCGAAGTAGCCGCGCAAGCAGCAACCGACCCCGACGAAACAGATCCCGAACAAGTTCCAGAGGAGGAACCCGTGGAAGCAACACCCGCACAGGCAGAGGTCGTCGAGGCCGCAGCCATTCCGACCCCCGCACTTCCGGCACAGCCAAAGCGCAAGTTTGACCTGCCCACGCCGGGCGAATACCTCGCAGCCATGCACATCGGTGGCGAGACCTTCCGCAACGTCGCCGCAGCCGCCCGCGAATTCATGCTGTCAAAGCAGACCGCGCTTGAGGCCGCCGCAGGCGACGTGCTCACCACCGACACCCCCGGCCTTCTTCCGGTGCCGGTCCTCGGCCCCGTGTTTCAGGACCTCAACTACATCCGTCCCGTGGTCGCCGCAGTCGGCGCCCGCGCCATGCCCGACGGTGGCAACCAGAAGACGTTCATCCGCCCGACGTGGACCACGCACCCGAGCGTTGCGGCACAGACTCCGGAACTGAACCCCGTGTCCGCCACCACGCCGGTCATCGCGTCCAACGTCATCAGCAAGACCACCCTCGCCGGTCAGGTCACCCTGTCGGTGCAGGACGTTGATTTCACGTCGCCGGCCGCAATGGAAATCATCCTGCGCGACCTCGCTGGGCAGTACCTCCTGCAGTCGGACAACGTCGCCGCTGACGCCATTGTCGCAGGTGCACAGGCATCAGGCGCAACGTGGACGGTCAACCAAACCGACCCGTCCAGCCTGATCACGGCCCTGTACGGCGCAGCCGTCAACATCCTGACTGACACGAACTTCCTGCCGGACCACATTTTCGTGGCCCCGAACACTTGGGAACTTCTTGGCCGTCAGTTGGATGTTGATAAGCGCCCGGTGTTCCCGTACGCAGGCGCAGCCGGTCTGATGGGCGTCAATGCAATGGGCAACGGCGGCGTGACCCAGATGAACGTGTTCAACCCGTTTGGCCTCAACCTTGTTGCGGACCGCAACTTTGCTGCCAACACGATGATTGTTGCCCGCGGAACCGCCATTGAGTTCTACGAGCAGGTTCGTGGCCTCATGTCCGTCGAGGCCCCGTCCACGCTGGGCCGCACCTTCTCGTACTACGGCTACGTCGCCACGTTCATTGCGGACGCCGATCAGGTTCAGAGCATCGCGCTCGCCTGACCCTAGGAAGGGTTAGAAAATGTCGGAGATTGCGTACGTCATCCGGGCCATGCGTCTGGATGACTACGCAGTCGTCCAACTACTGACCAACATTGACGCCACCGTCGAGCAAGAGGTGGAAATAGCCGGTGTCGGCGCAGGGTTCAACGACTCAGGCGCCATGGTTGTCGCGTTTCCACAGTACGAGTTCATTGGCGTCAACAACCTTGGCGAGTGGGAATTCAACTACGAGAACCCCATCCCGAATCAGGTCATGTACCAGAACGTCGGCACGGATGTCACCTTCTACGCGGTCAACCCGTACGGCACCTGCGAATGGAACCCCGTCTGCACATGGATCACGAACGCCAACGTGACCGAATGGCTGGGTATTTCCGTTGCCACCGCCAACGACACCGCGTTCATCACCAAGTGCGTGGCGGCCGCCAACGCGTTCGCGTACCGTCGCCGCATTGAGTCCGGGTACCTGACCGATGAACTGCACACCAGCCCCGGCGGGGATGTCACCCTAGGCACCATCATGTATGCCGCGTTGCTGTACCGCGAGCGCGGGTCAGCGGATTCGTTTGCATCGTTTGACTCGATGGGGACGTTTCCGGTGCCGTCAGCCCTTGGGCGCATTCTCCAGTTGCTGGGTGTCGGCCGTCCGCAGGTTGCGTAATGGCTGCCACCGGCATTCTGTGGGACGCGGTCAACGCCACCAAAACCGCGCTAGTGGCGCTCAACCTTGGCTACGAGGTTGTGACTGATCCGCGCAACGCTCGACCCATGACGTTGTTTCTGGAACTACCAACCGTGGAGGCGTTTACATACAATGTAGGCGATATCACGTTGCGTATTCGTGTTTGCGCGCCACCGCCGGGTAATCAGGACGCGTCAGATTGGCTGTTGACACAGGCCGACAAAATCATGAATTCTGCAATAGCCGTGACAGACCTGCGCCCGTCTGTAATGATTATCGGCGGCGGGCAGGAACTGCCGACATACGACCTCACCGTGCGGGTAGCCGTACGGCGCAATTAGCAAAAGGACAAC